GGCGTTCTTTGCCCCGGTAGCGGCTTTCACCGGGGTGAAATCGCCGTTCCCTGCCGGTGCCCAATTGAAGGCGGCCAGACGGGCAAACTTCTGCCGAAGTGAATTGCGGTGCCCCTCGGTCACGCTTTGGCGTTTTTTCGCAGACTCCTCGATCTCGATAGCGTTGATATGTACCGTGTTCTCGGTATCGAAACGTTTCAGCATGATCTCGTGCGGAATGTCGGTACGCGTCACGATAGGAATCGGATACAACTCGTTGTCGATATACACCTCCGGATCCACGCCGGCCTCCTGCAAATTCAACTTGTTGTTATCCACCCAAGCGTCCAGGCTCTTCGAATGCGTGAGGAACGAGTCCGAGGGGTAAAACTTCTCGATGATCTCAGGAATCCAGATCTCGCGGTTCAGTCCTTCAGCGAGGCATCCGGACAGGTTCAGAGGGATCAGGGACAGCCCCGTCTGTACGGCGAACATCGCCCCGTGGCTGACTTCCAAGCAGGAGGCGAAGGCTCCGCTTGTCAGGGCATTGAACAACAATGCCGTAATCAATGAAACAATAAATTTCGTTTTCATTCTCGATTGTTTGTTTTATAGGGTTTATACTTGTTTTCAGGCGGGGTATTTGCCGTATGCCTCGAAAAACTTCTGTTTGTAGAGCTCCCCGTCTTTTTTCAATTCTTTCAGGCGGTCCGCCTTGACGATTTCGGAGAAGGTCATGTCGGCGAGTTTCACGCTACCCGTACCGCCCGGAGAAGAGGTCTGTATCTGCTTCGTCACGCTGGCACGTGGCGGGATCGCGTCAAGCTGTGCCTTGGCACGCTCAAAGTCGGAGTCGAACATACCGATCCAGGCATCCTTGCCCTTAGCGTCCAGACGACCTTCCTTGATCGCTTTGTCCACCAAGGCGACCGCGGAAGCCTTGCGCTCATCCCTTTCCTTTTTCTCGAAGGCTTGCACTTTGGAGGACAACGCCTCTTTCTCTGTTTTCAGCGTGGCGTTCTCCGCATGGAGCTCGTCACGGAGCCGGATAATTTTCCGGACCTCGTCGGCAATGGCCTGTTCGCTCGCATTGTCCGACAGTTTCAATAAACCTGTTAAAATTGTCATTTGCGTTTCATTTTTATGTGATACATGGATACCGGAAGTGGTATCGAACAGTTTGATCAATGTGCCTTTGTCGTTCAGGTCCATCCGCTTGTTTTCCTTGTCATATAAGGCCAGCGCATTGTGATTGCTTCCTATGGTACAGATAGAGGCCTCACGCGCTTTCCATGTGACCATGGTTGGATAGGTCTGTCCGGACAACATCAACGACGGGTCATCCGAACTCTTTCCCGGCCACGCGCCTATACTGGCGGCCTTCAGGAACCCGCGCTCCACTTTGCCCATGACAGCGGCGGCCCTTTCGTCATCCTCGTCAAACACGGCATCGGCAAGGATCCGGGTTCCCTCGATACGGATGTTCTCCCATCGGCCTATCGGAAGATCCCAGTCGTCATGGTTGAGCAGCATGACCGGGTTGTTCTCGAATACGGACAGGTCGGCTCCGGATGTCAGCATGCGGAATCCTTGCGTATTGACGGTCTCATCGTGTAATATGAATGTCTTTTTCGGCATCGTTTTTTTGCTTTTTCACCCCAAAGTTGCGGGATAAAAACGAACTGAAAAAATCACATTGTAACGGTTACGTCCAATAAGAAGTTTGTTTGCATCTACTTGTATCGTAGCACTTTGTGATTATTTCATCCGGAAAATCACACGTACTTTTGAGGGTGCGAATCAGCAAAATATAGATGAGTATGGGTTTAAGCATAAAGCAAAAAAAGGAATGGGCAAAGATGCTCTACCTGAAAGAACACTTGACACAGGTGGAAGTGGCCGAACGTGTCGGGGTCAGCAAACAGACGCTTTGCAAATGGGTGAAAACGGAAAAATGGGAGGAACTAAAGACTTCTGTCAGCCTGACACGCGAGGAACAGCTGGCCAACCTCTACCGGCAAGTAGCTGAAATCAACAAGGCCATCGCCAGTCGTGAGGAGGGGGAACGGTTCGCTACCTCCAAGGAGGCCGACACGATCAACAAACTGGCCGCCGCAATCGAGAAAATGGAAAAGGAGACCGGGATCGCCGACATCATCAGCGTATCCAAGGGCATCCTCGACTGGATACGCAAGACGGACACGGACAAGGCAAAGGAACTCAGCTTTCATTTTGACGCATATATAAAGGACAGGCTTAAATGAAACCACTTAAAACCATAGACAAGCAGGCACTCGAAGATTGGGACGCCTACCTGAAGTCCATCCGCAAGGATACGGCGGTCGATCTGGATATGCCCTACGAGGAGAGGCAAAAGCGGTTGACCTATCTGGAGAAACATCCGTTGCTCTGGATCAAGGAGATGTTTCCGAACTATGCCAAATATGAATTTGCCTCCTTCCATAAAAAGGCCATAAAACGGTTGATCTATAGTCCCAAGAACTGGTACGAGGTTTTGTCTTGGGCACGCGAGCTGGCCAAGAGCACGGTCGTCATGTTCGTTGTCCTCTTCCTTGTACTGACCGGGAAGAAACGGAACATCATCCTCTGTTCCAACAGCCTCGACAATGCGATCAAGCTGCTTGCCCATTACCGGGCGCAACTGGAGGCCAATCAGCGCATCCAGTTTTATTACGGGGATCAAAAAGGATTTAAATGGACGGAAGACAACTTCATCACCAAGGGGGGAGCCTCCTTCATGGCGGTCGGTGCACGGCAAAGTCCGCGTGGAGTAAAGATCGAGGAGGTACGTCCGGACACGATCCTCGTGGATGATTACGACACCGACGAGGAGTGCCGTAATCCGGAGATCGTGAACGACAAGTGGAACTGGTTCGAACAGGCGTTGTATTTCACCCGTTCCTTCTCGGAACCCCTGCTCACGATCTTTTGTGGGAACATCATCGCCAAGGACTGCTGTGTGGCACGGGCCGGTAAGAAGGCACTCGAGCTATCCCGTCGGGAGAACCCGATCGGGAACTGGGACATCATCAACCTGCGCATGGTGGACATCAATCACCCAGATCCCAAGAACGATTTCGCCTACGGGACCTCCGTCTGGCCGGAGAAGAACGACGAGGAGACGATCGACGATGTCCTTGCACAGGTGAGTGCCGCCAGCGCGCAAAAGGAATGTTTCAACAATCCGGTGACGGAAGGCTGCTATTTCAAGGAGATCAAATGGGGACCGGTACCGCCGCTCCACAAGTTCCCGTTCTTGGTCAGCTACGGTGACCCCGCCCCGTCAAACAAGGTGTCCAACAAAAAGGGGGTAAAGAAGCTCGGCTCTTACAAGGCCAACTTCCTGATGGGCGTTCTGGACGGGAACCTGTATGTCATCACCGGCTACCTGGACCACGTGAAGAACGAGGAGTTCGTCAATTGGTATTATTATATGCGCAACTATGTAGCCGATCGGACACAGGTCTACAACTCCATCGAGAACAACAAGTTGCAGGATCCCTTCTACGAGCAGGTATTTGTCCCGCTTTTCCAAAAGAAATGGGAAGAGACCGGATACATCATCCCCATATCGCCCGACCTCCGGAACAAACCGGACAAGTTCGTGCGTATCGAGGGAAACCTGGAACCCCTGAACCGGGCGGGACGCATGATCCTGAACATCGCCGAGAAGGACAACCCCAACATGGCACGCCTGGAGGAACAGTTCCTCCTTTTTGATGACGGGCTACCGGCACCGGCCGACGGCCCCGACGCGATAGAGGGAGGGTTCTTCATCTGCCAGCAAAAGGCGATGGCGGTCAAGGCGGGAAGTTGTACCATCGGAACACGCCACAGGAACAGGAAAAGATATTAACTCCCAAAACATACATCGAATCATGGCATTTTTGACAATACAGGAATTAAACACCCATCTGCATGACGAGCTGGTCGAGACCATCACGCGAGGGGACGCTACCATAGCGGAAGCCGCCATCGACGCGGCGATAGCCGAGGCGAAAGGCTACCTGACACGTTTCGACTGCGCACGTATTTTCTCCGCTTCGGGAAGCAAGCGAAACCAGTTGCTATTGATATTCGTAAAGGATATCGCCACCTGGCATCTCGTCAACCTCTGCAACGCCGGGACGGACTTGAAGTTCCGGCAAGACCGCTACGAGAGGGCTATCGATTGGTTGAAGGCTGTCCAGCGTGGCGATGTCTCGCCCGACCTGCCCGACCGGGAAACGGAGGAGGACGCGGGAAATAATAGTCCGATCGGCCCCATCGCGTACGGTAGCAACCCCAAACGGTGCCAACATTTTTAAAAGACCGTTAGAACGCTGTTTAAACGGCCGCACAATCAAACGAAAACAAAAAGACGAATCATGGCAAAGAAAAAAAACAAAGTGGCCGTAAAAGGCGTGGATCCGGTCGTGACGAGACAACGGCCGGTCTATACTGAAATATTGGTCCGCCCCATTCACCGGGGCGTGAACGACATCGGTTCCTGGCGAGGCGCCCTCCGGCTGGCGGACTTAGGGAACCGGACGAGACTGTACGACCTGTTTACCGACCTACTGATCGACGGTTACCTGTCGGACGCCATCGACAAACGCATCGATGCGGTGACGGACGCGGATCTCGCCTTTACCATCGACGGCAAACGGATCGATGAGATGGACACGCTCATGGACACGCCGGAGTTCGAGTCGCTCTTACGTGAAATCATGCTCTCTCGTTTCTGGGGGGTGTCGCTGGTCGAATGCCTGTTTATGGACGGATTCAGTTTCAATTCCATCCCTCGTAAGCATATCCGGACGAGGACCAAGGAGGTGGCCATCCGGGAGGAGGATGAGCACGGGATACCCTATGCGGATAACGACCTGATCATCCAGTTCGGAGGAGACGATGATCTCGGTATCCTCCTGCGTGCCGCCCCCTTTGTCATCTACAAGCGGGGAGGCTTCGGCGACTGGGCGCAGTTTGTCGAGCTGTTCGGTATGCCCCAGCGTATCGGGAAATACAGCAGCATGGACGAACAGAGCCGCCGGGCGTTGATCCAGGCGTTTGAGGAGGCCGGATCGGCCCCTTACCTGGTCATCCCCAAGGAGACGGAGGCCACGCAAACGACACTCAGCGGTTCGGCAAACGGTGCCCTTTATGACGATTTCCGCAATGCTTGCAACGAGGAGATCCTGATCACCATTTTAGGGCAGACCATGACCACACAGGACGGCAGCTCGCTCGCGCAGGGACAGGTCCACATGGCCGTACAAGAAAAGAAGCACCGGGCGGACCGACGGTTTGTCGAACGAATGTTGAACAAGTATTTCGTTCCGCTCCTGGAGAAACGGGGATATCCGGTCGGCGGTGGTCGGTTCAAGTTCTTGGACAAGGCACAAGAAATTTCCGTACAGGAGACCGTCATACTCTCCGATATCCTGCCTATCCCACAGAGCTATCTGTACGAGAAATACAACATCCCACAGCCGGAAGGCGATGAGGCCATTGCACGGAAAGAGCAACACCCCCAATTCGTGTTGCCTCCGGACCCGAATGATCCGGATGGTCCGGAAGGGAAAGCGGCCGCCATCCGGAACAACGATCGGAGCTGGCTCCTCCGCCTTTGGGATTTTTTCGCAGGAGCCCCGCAAGCCGGGGCAACCGATGGCAAAGCCCGCATCCGCCTCAGTGACGAGACGATGCAGAACCGGATCATCAACCGGGTGGCCGACAATGAGGGAAAGGCACTGTTCGACGCGGAACTGTTCGGCTTCTTCGCCGGGGAATTTGTCCGTGCCGTCGGCGAAGGCTGCGCCAAGGTGGTCGGGCTTGCTGATACCGCTTTCACATACGGGGCACGGGACGACGCTTTCATCACCTCGATGGAGATGAACGTCTTCCACTTCTCCGCCGCCAAGACGCTGGCCGAGCTTCAGGAACTGAACAGCCTTTTCCGTGAAAGCGGCAGCTTCGAGGAGTTCCACAAAAAGGCCTTACAGATAACGGACGTGTTCAACAAGCGGTGGCAGCAGACCGAATACGAGACGGCCGTACTGACCGCCGAGTCGGCAAGCAACTACCAACGGCTGGTCGGGAAGACGAGGCTTTTCCCTTATTGGGAGTACAAGACGGCCGGGGACGACAAGGTGAGGGAGGAACACCGGAAACTGGACGGTCTGGTCCTTCCGGCCAACGATCCGAGGTGGGACAAGATATTCCCGCCGAACGGTTGGAAATGCCGTTGCTACGTGGTTCCCCTTATGGGACACGAGGCGGCAGGCGTGGACATGGAAGCGGAACAAGCCCGTTGCGAGGCGTTTTTTGATACCCCGGAATGGAAAAAGGCCCAAGCGCAGCATTGGGACACGAACAGGGGGAAAAGAAGCGAGGTGTTCAACAAGGACCAGATGTACATACGCAAATTCCCGGATGTGGCGGGAAAGCTGCTCGGCAACATCCCCCTGGATACATGGGGAGTGACTCCCTCGTTGAAAAAGAGGATTGGAGAGAGCACCGTCCCAATGCCTGTATATGAAGGCGACGCGTCTACATGGTGGAACCTGCATTGCCAATATATAAATGGGAAGGAGGCGCTTCCCGTTACTGACCATAATGGCCGGACTTGGTTTATGGGCAAATCGGATTATGACGCGCATACATCCAACAAACGGAAGAAACGCGAGTTCAGGACAACGTTCCTCTCCTGCATCCAGGACATCATGGCCGATCCGGACGAGCTTTGGTTGGGACAGGAATACAAGGACCGTGACAACAAGGAGTCGAAGCTGACCAATTATATATGGATCAAGTACTATAAGGAAAGGGCGGTCGCGTGCGTTTCCAAGGTGGAGAACAACCGTATGGTTTTCAAGTCGTGGTTCGAGGTACGCAATCCAAAGATCAGGAGCGGGTTGCTGCTAAGGAGAAAGAAGTAGGTTTCTCGCGAAAGGCCTGTGCATGCTGGTGAGCCTGATAGCTATGGTCCCTCCACCTACCTCAAAGGAATACCTCGCCTTACAGTACCTCTCGTAAGCATTGCAAACATACAAATTATTTCAATATGAATTTCAACGAATTGGAAAATTATTTGAGCTCCCTGCCGGACAAGATATTGGATGACGCTGCCGAGATCGTGGCCGAGACCGCCACGTCCTATTATAAGGAGCGTTTCCGCGAGAAGGCTTTCGACGGGAATCCGTGGGCACCGGCAAAGGTACCGCGCCAGAACGGGTCACTCCTGATCGACAGCGGGAACCTGCTCAACAGTATCCGGCCGGCATACGTCGGGCGTGACAAGGTGGCCATCTCCGCCGGCAATGACAAGGTAGACTATGCCAAAGTGCACAACGAGGGGTTCACCAGCCGGGTGACGGTGCCCGCCCATGTGCGTCATACCTCCAAATACGGGAATGTGGAGGTAAGGGAACACACCCGTCAGGCGAACATCCCGGCACGTCCCTTCATGGGGCGGTCGGACGAACTGGCGGAAGAGATACACAAACGACTGGAAGGATATATTGACACATTAAAATAACAGTTTATGAACAAGGATATTTTTATTGCGTTATGCGACCATTTGGAAAAGGAGGCTCCGTCTCTCTGTTGGATCGATGAAGACCTGGGACAATTGAGCATGGCCGGATCAATGCGACCGGCGGTGGATTTTCCCTGCTGCCTGATCGATATCGAGTATTCCGATTGCCAGGATCTGACCGATCTTTGCCAATTCGTAAAAATAAGGATCACGCTAAAGTTAGCTTTCCCTTATCAGGGAGAATCATACAGCAAGGCACCGGAAAAAGTAAGGGAAAAGGCTTTGGACCGTTATTCTGTCGTCAACGAGGTACATGATTGCCTACAAGGATGGACGGCGGACGAGATATTCTCGCCGCTGAGCCGACGGAGCGGACGGCCTTCCATAATAGCGAATGGTATCAAAGTATATACGCTCGTCTACGACACCACCTTTGAGGAATACCAATAAAAAAGCGGGGTGAGAGTGACCCCGCTTTCAGCTTTCCCAATTACGATACGGATATTCCTTTTTTAGTTCCCGTATATCTTTCTTGCCCTTGAACAAGCCGTCCAGGTAGTCACCGAAATCGAGCAGGGCGTTGCTGATCGTCCGGTCCTCTACATGAAACTCCTCCGAGAGGATGCGCATCACGTCATCAAAACGCCTCCGGCGTATTTCCGTCCAGTAGTAATAACGGGCGATCAGCTCCCGGTTACGCCTGTACACATGCTCCTGGCGGCTGGTCTTGCCGGTGGCCGTCCGCACGGACGCACGGGTACGTCTGCGCTTGAGGATCTCGCCTTTTATTTCAACATCCAAATTCAATTCGTACTGCTGCATAATCCTTTATTTTTTCGAAAGACAAAGCAAATAACCAATATGAAGCAAAATCTTTTAACTTTTTTACCTTATGTTATAATAATATCTACTCCTCATTGCAAAAATCTTCTATTTTTTTTATTTCTAACCTATCTTTGTCGGAGTTTGATTTTTGTTCTAATTCTTTTTTTATCATATCAACGGTTAATAATTGATTACACTTAATTTCTTGAAGAATCAGTTTATTACCATTTTTTCCGCTAGTAAAATCAATATATCCAGCAGATTTAGCTGCAACCAAAAATCCCCAGGCATAATAGAGACTATCATTCCATGAACCTTCTGTTATGGAGCAAAAATCACTTAAATGTAAACTCTTTCTTGATTTTTCAGTTAATGCACAACAATACAAAACTTCTAACCCCAAAAACGAATTACTTTTTAGAAAACATTAGGTTGACAATTCTCCATATAATGAATAGAGGTTGAATCACTTGACGGGATAAGAAACTTATCCATCTTGTTTTCTATACATTTGACTTGATCACATATATTCTTCTCCAAATTTTGGATGACTATATTTATACCATATGAACTATCTTTTAATTCTTGGTTTGTTTTGTTTAATTCCTCTATAGTATTCTTCATCTTATCCGAAGATTCGTCTACTTTTATTTTAAGAGGATTTATTGAATCTGTTAACCCTCTTATCCTTTCCATTAAATTACTAAGAGAATCATTTGATAATACAGTAACAAAGATAGCTAATACAGACAGGATTATTGATGTAAGTGTTCCTGCAAAAGAAACAATATCTACAAGATTTTGATTATCAGATAGACGACATGATGAAATTACGATAATAATTACTACCAAAATGAACGTAATATACCCAAAATGGATTTTGATAGTATTTGTTGCGAAACCTTTATTATTACACATAGTGCCATTTAATTTATAATTAACGTTTACAAAGATATTAATTATATACAATATATCTAGACAACGTTTCCTTATTTATAATAATCTGGTTCAGACAGGAAAGTTTTATTAACAAATGGGGGCAGGAAAGCCGTAAACCAGTTCAGACCAAACAAAAACCGCCTACTGGCCGGAGATCGTTCCCAAATGCCAGTAGGCGGCTTGTTTTTAACTATTCCTTGAAATTACTTGTTGAGGGAAGTTTCCAAAATGGGAAGATTTGTCTCTGTTGGAATATAAATCACCGTTTTGTCGTTCAGGCTATTTTGTTGCCTGACCCATAGGTACTGGATGTATGCCGGTGTGATACTCCCATTCTCAATTTTGATGGCTTCAGCAGCACCTTTCGCACGTTCGACCTCCGCTTGCGCATTCAGTTTCTAGGCTTCCAGGTTAGCTTTCGCCTCCTCTATTTTGATACGCCGGTTCTGCTCCGCCTTGGCAAATTCGGCTTTACCAGACATTTCTTGTTGCCAAACATTATACTTGGGACAACCATATAAACCTCCAAACATGACGATCATAATGGCCCATACAACCACTGTCCCTAAAAATGCCCCCGAAAATCTTTCATTCATGACTATCTACGGTTGACCTATACACCATAAGGTTTTAATTGTCTTACCATTTAATTTTTAAACTCAAATCCTTCAAGCTGAAACTTGTCACACAATATCCCAATACCACCAGCTGCTCCATGATCGGGGATATCAGGCCGGGATCTGATATCTCGGACTGGACATCCAGCTGGAAACGGCCTTCTTTGGCCACACGCTCGATCTGCTTGCAAATAACCGTCAACTGTTGCTGGATCTCCACCGAGTTGCCGTTCGCAATGCGACGGGCCTCTTCCGCTTTTATCATAGCCGTCCTCCCTTATCTTTTTTACACAGCGTTTCAGGCACGTATGCCGACACATACGTTGTTACCTCACATGATACGATCACACGTCCGGATCCTTTGCACTGTGGACAAGTTGCGCCCTCTTTCGTCCCTTTACCTTCGCATACCTTGCAGACCACGATATGTGGAGGTATCGTCTTTTCCCGTTTGGGTAACAATTCATCCGTCTTATTCGGTTGATCTGTTTTTCTTTTGAATTTGCTTAAAAAACTGTTCATTTGTTTCTGTTTTTATATTCGTTTATGATTTGTAATCTTCTGCCCATTCCATTTATACTTGCGATTCTATCCTTTTTCGGTATTAGATCATATCCCGGAATTCATTGTTTTAAAATTATTTCAATATCCGATAAGATACTCTCTAAACTTCCAAGTTCATCCGTGTATTTCATTCGCAAATTTTCCTGTCTTTCCGTTGCTTCTCCACTTTCATGAATGTCCTCGTATCTATCCAACTTTTGCTTAACTTTTTTATGTGCATTTTTGAAGAAAGGAAGCAATACCTTGCATTCTTCTTTTGTTATACACATAGTCGTTTCGTACGCATGGCCGGCATCTTTTCTGGTATAATCTAAATAGCTCATAACTGTCCCTCCTTCCATTTTCGTTCCTGTTCCGTGATCCAGTCGTATATCTCCGGCCAAGGGGGAAGGCCGCCCACCTGTTTGTCATCGATGTAGCAATGGGCATAGACCTTGCGTGTGTCATCGCCGTAGCGGGCGAGGTTCTGCGGCTCGTGGGCGTTGATGCGGTCAAAGGGGATACCTTGCTCCAGAAGCCAGTTCAGGGCCTGTTCCAGGCGTTCGCCCCGGCGGCAAGTCCATAGGATGAGGTAATGACCATCGACCTTCAACTTCTTCATGATCTCCACGGCGTAGGGCTTAGGGGTCCCGATCTCCGGATAGGTGCCCATACAGAGGGTACCGTCAAAATCAACCGCAATGATCATGATTCGCCTCCTTCCTTCTTCACGAGATTTACCCATTTACAAGGTAACCAGATGGCTCGGATATCGTTATATAAAACGCACACCTCCTTGGAACGAAGGTTCACCGAGATCAGCTCAGATCTGACCCCGTTTATCTCGACCTCCATACCGATCGTCCATTTTGTATTGTCAAATTCTGTTGTTGTCATATTCTATATTAAAATAAGCTTGGTTCTTTTGATTCCCTCAAATACTCCAGCAGCAGGTAGTCCAGCTGTTGCGTCTCCCAGTTGATGCCGGGGCGATTCTTGTAGAGGTTCCGGATCAACCGGCGGCATTCGTCTGGCAACAGGCCGGTGTCGAGCTTCGCCATCGTGCGGTTGATCTGTCCGAGGGTGATGGTGGAACACGACATGATCTTTGCGTCGCCTTTCCATACGCCTTTCAGGTAGATATGCTTGATCGCTCCGATGGCGTTCCGTACCGGGTGGTGGAGCCGGATCATCGTGAAGCAGGCGCAGTTCAGTTTGTTGTTGAAGTTCTCTTCAAATTCCAATCGTTCGTCCATGACTTTGTAATATTTACCGGTTTGTTGTTTGCAGTGGAAACAATAGAGGGCGTGGTGCCCGCCGCCCCTCGCGACCCGGCTCACCCGGTAATGCGCGCCGCAGGGGCAGACGTAGACCCAGCGGCCGGGGGCGAGGGGGACGGACTTGACCCTCATGCCTCTGTCATTCCTAATGGTATCGCTATCCATGCCCCGTTATCGTTCTTGACCTCGGCCCGGATGAACTGTTTGCTGATTGCCGGCTGGTAGGCCTCCTCGATGATCTGAACGCCTTCCATGAAACGCTCGTTTCCCGATTCCTCGGCTATCTTGCGAAGCTGGACGATACGGCTCGCCTTCAGCGTTCCTTGCGCGTTACGGGCCAACAGACGGAGTACCATTTTTACGAGTGCTTTCGTTTCCTCGTTATTGGCAAGCCCCTCGATATACTCCTTTACGATGGCGATACCGTCCTCCACCGTGTCTCGGTAGCCGTCGGTCTCATAATACCCTACGGTGATACGTTTGTCTCCTGCGGAATTGGTAAAGGTGTCTGTACGTTGGCCGTCCTTTTTCAACCTCAATACTTCCGCCTTCATATTGATGACGCTGCGAAAGTCGTTCAATACTGCCAGTTTCGTTTCCTTGATCCCAAGGCTAAGGTCCTGGAGCAACGGGATAGCCCCCTCGATGGTCTCGTCCACCAGTTCCTTGTAGGCCTCGCGGTCACGTTTGGCCTGTTCCTTGGCTTTCCTCGCGGCCTGTTCTTCTCTGAACGCCTCGAATTGTCTCAGTTCCTCGTCCGTCATTTCGACTGTTTGTTTTGTTGCTTCCATGTTTTTTCTTTTTTTGAATTGTTACACATCTGTTTATTCTGAGTTTCTTTGTATTTCATATATTCCCGGCGGAGGTAGGCGATGGATCGCTCCAGTTTATCGATCTCCTCGTCCCACTCCTGCAGCAGCCGGCGTTGCGCCTCCATGTCCTTCACCGGCCGGGTGAGCAGCGTGTCGACCAGAAAGTCGCGCTCGCCTTTCAGGTAGTCCAGACGGCGGCGTAGGCGTCTGCCCTGTTCCTCGATCTCATCAAGTTTGTCTTGTAGGGGTATATAGCGTGCCATTGTCAATCCCCCTCCTTTTGTTTCCGGCGGATAGCGCGAATCTTCTTCAATAATGCCTCCAGTTCCTCACGGTCGAGCCGGGCAAACCGTTTGCCGGCGATCCGTTTGTCGAGGCAGTAAGCATCGACCTTTTTCCAGTCGGCGGTATCGACTCCTGACAGTTGCATCTGGTGGAGCACGGCCGACCGCTTGCTTTTCAGGATACGCATGGCTTCGGTCTCCTCGGCTCGTGTCAGCTTCTCCATCGCACGAATGGCTTCGTTGTATTCGTGGAGCGACATTTCGCACAGGCTGTCGGTACGCCCGTTCGTGAACTGAAGCACGATCTCTTCCTTGCTCGCTCTCGGCATCTGTTTCAGCAAGCCGTAGAAAGCGGCGTAGTTACCGGGTTTTGCGTAGCCCTGTTTGGGGGTCATTTGTATGACTTTCATATCGTCTTATTCATGGTTTCCTGATCTTGTTACGTTGTCACTCCAGTATTCTTCGGCCAACTTTGGATAAGCGATGTATTCGCCTGTTTCACCGATGAACCGACCCTTGCTAAAAGCCTTGCCGCCTTCTATCCATATTTTCAGCGTCGCATCATACATCACGCTTTCGGCGGCATCTCCTTTCGGGTTCTTGCCCCGTGCATGGCTGATGAAGATGAACAACTTGCCGGGGAATGCCTCTTTCAGTGCGATGTAGTCGCGGTA